GTCATTTTAAAATTAACTAATCTACAAGCGCTAATCATTGCCGCCCTAAATGCAGGGGCCGGTATTCCATGCCAACCTTCGCGGGAAATATGCATCGCCTCTTTATAAACTTTATTAAAATCTTTGCTTTCTCGTTTAATACCTTTCTTGCCGGTACTTCCCGCTTCTTGTTTTTGCCTCATTTGTTCCCGTGCTTTTGAAGAAAATTTGTTTTGCACATAGGGGGTGGTTCCGATAATAATAAATTCTGCCGTTTTAATATTTGGTGGAGAAATAGTAAGACTTTCGCGGGCAACCTCTTCTTTTTTCTGGGTCAATGTAAAACCACTCCTTATTTTTTTATTTTATTAATAAAAGGTCTCCGTTTGGGGACCTTTTAAAAATGCTGCTTTTTCCGCAATAATGACAATCTAATTGAAATTCTCCGTCGTGTTTGCAGATAGGACACGTTGGATCAAAATGTATCGCTCCGCGTTTTCGGCGATAAGTTATTTTACTTCCTATTTCTCCTTGTCCTACTCCGCAATGAGGGCAACGTAAAATTTGATTATCGAGCATTGGATACCTCGCCAATTATATTATTTCCTTTCCCAATGGCCTTAAATACTTCATCGTCAATTTGTATTGCGGTTATCGTGCCGTTCCCTCGAATATTGGTCCGATTTTCTGAAATTGATTCCTCCAAAATTGCATCCCCAATTAATAGACATCCCGATTTGTCTGGAATAAAAATGAATTTATTATATTTGTATAGTGAAATTTTATTTTCATTTTCTCCAGGATTAGCCAATAAATCAAATTTTATCTTACTGAATCTATCGTTTATATATCCGCCCCAATACCAAGCTCTTTCATAATGAATAACGAGATTCCAACTGTAATTTACAAGTACATCATTAGGGAGGAAGACATACGATCCCTTTAAATGCATATGCCATTTGCGCCAAATCTCATTAAAATTTATTGTGTTACAATATGGATCAAACATTTACTTGGTCACAATATGCCTCCTATAGTTTAAATGATGCTTTTATATCGTAAACTGATTTTTTAGTTAGTACTCCTGCTGCAATTGCATCCGTTCGGGCTTCCCAAGATAAAATTGAAGCCATCGCAAGATCAATTTTATAAGGGGAATCGGCTCTTTCTTTGCGAATTAACCATAAATTTTTCCCTTGTTCATCCCTTTGTTTTAAGTCCTGGCGGTGGGAATTTCCTAAATGTCTTGTTAAAATTTCATTTCCGTCATGAGATATAATACCGCTTATTATGGCAGTTTCGTAATTTTCAAGTGCATAAGACATTTGTTTTCTGCGATTTGTCCACCATTCAATTATTTTTTCTTCACCATATTCACCAACCCATTTTGCAATCCATGATTGCCAATACGGAGGGTCGGCATACATTCGCCAAACATTATATTTTTGAAATATTGCTTTTAATGTATCGTCAACTTCTTCGGTGGGAACTTGCCATTTTCCATCTTGCCCAAAAGGGCACTCCCAAACTCCCGGAACCCATTGTAAGCCGGTTTTAATATGGGTAGCAACCAATCCGGTCGAATCATGAAATTGGGCACCATCAAAGCCAAGAGTTATTAAGTCTCTATCTTTTACCGTCCAGTCTTTTTTAAGGGTCTTCCATTTTTCAGTATTGAAAGCTTTTTGGGCTGATTTAACAAGGCGGTTACAATAAACTCTTTCAAAATAACTTCGATCTGTAGTTGGATCTTTCCATAGTTCCACGATGGAACCTATATCTCTCCACGCCGCCGCCGGACCGGAAGCTTCGATAACTGCTTTTCTAACATCTTCTTCAGTCTCTAGCTCATTTTCTTCAGAGGCTTGGCGATGGAAATAAAAAAGACGAGCATCCTTTATTTGCCCCTCTTCAATCGCTTTGGCATAATCCATAGTCGCTTCCGCCACGGAGCCAGATCCTGGTTCTGGGGCAGTTGTAGTTTCGAGCGACCACGCGTCCGCCGCTTGTCTTTTGGGGATATTGGCCATCATGGTTTGATGGGCTTTTACAAGTTTTGGCAAAATAAACCTATGTGTTTCGTCAAAATGTTGGAATGTTGTTCGCGCTCCATCGCGGGCGTTCGGACTATTTGAAAGTGATATGGCTTTGCCATCTCCACTTCTCCTTATAATCCTTTCAATTCCTATATCAAAATCATTTTTTATTGGACTTTCTTCCAAAATAGTTTTTAATGCCCCATAGGCCAATTCATCCGATTGATCTTCTGTATATGCCACCATAGGGATATATGGATCTATCACCGGACCACCAATAGGATTCCCTTTTTTATCGAATCCAATGCACCTGACAGGAGCTTTGGGGTGTAATTCGCAAGCTGCAATCCAAGCGGCTAATTCGGTTTTGGCGGTTCCCTTCGGCAAGCTTATTCCAACTCGTTTAAAGCGTCGCCGTCCGGCCAAAGGATGATTTTTTGGAAAAACCTCATACATGCGCCATATTAAAGCGCGCTTATCGTCATCGAGAACTGCCGGCTGCCCTCGTAAATCGCCAGGTCCGAAACATAAATTTTCTTCAATAAAATCGCATACTAACGGACCCAGTGTTGGCCATGGCTTTTCGTCCAGCGGAACCATCAAAATACTCATTTGGCCACTCCAAGAATTCCGCGCGGATCTTTACGAGATGAAGCGTTTGATTGAGATGGCTTTCTTTTTTTCTCCGCTTCTTCTCCGCGCTGTACTTCCCATTGCAAACGACTACGGTCAACCGGAGATAATCCAAATCGGGCCTCTTGCAGTCTAATCTCTCCTAGTATTTCTTTTGCGTTTTTAGCCATCGGATCTCGGTAATAATTATCAATTAAAATTGCAAGCCTGGCCAATCCATCAATATCAGTGGGTAAATATTCTCCAGCCATCGGAGATTCCCAAACTCTTCCCCACCAACTTATTGTTAAGGGGTGAAATTTTCGTTCATCGGGGTTTTGCAATTCTGGAATTTTGTTTTTTGATATGTTTTTATTATATATGGGTAATTTGGCCGCACCTGCTTTTTTATTTCTTCTTTGCCTTAAGTTTATTGGTTTTGGAGCGGGTCCTTTGCCTCCCATTTTAAACCCTCCTGACTCGTACAGAGAAAAATCATAGGGCACATTCGGTCTAGAGGCAAACTCCTATAAAAAATAGAACATACCCCTACCCCTATGTAATTTTAAAATATTTTGTTCAATATATAATATTTATTTTTTTACCTTGATTTATTTAATACTCGTCCTCTTCTGCCAACTTTTCAACATACCTAATCAACTCGGGTATCCTCTGTATATCAGCAATGTTTCGATTGGGTTCCGATCTCATCTCTTGCAAGACCGGAAGCGCTTTGTTTTTAAACTCAATAATCTTTGATGATAACAAACCGATAATTCTTTTAGACTCCTCAAGCATGGATTCATAATCATCTATTTTGTTTTGTAAATCTTCCTTCTTTGCTTTAGCCATATTAAATCTCCTTATCTCAAACTTATCTTATGAGTTAAACAGTATAAATAAAAAGCGAGGAACAATATTGCCTCGCTTAGCCGATATGATAAACTAAACAATCGGGAATCGTGTTTAATAATACAATCCCCTTTCTTTTAACCAGTCCATTGGATTATACCCGATGTCTTGATAATATGCACTTTCCTTTTCTATTAGTTGCTTAATTGTCTTGTCTCGTTTAAATACTGAGTTGCACCAATTACAAGCGGGCGCCCTGTTAAGTGGATCTTTAAACATAGGATCGTTTGGTCCATTTGGCGGTATGATATGATCAATACATTCTACAAATTGATTGCAATTTGGACCTTTGATATAGCAGAATTGATTTTCTGCTCTATCTTGCAATCGCTTTGATTCCTTTGACCATTTATAACCATACCCTCGCCTAGCTGCGCTTCCGCGTTTTTGATTATAAAATCTTTGATCCTGTTTGCCATATTTTTCTTTGCAACCAGGGCAGTAATGTTCGGTTGTTAATTCATGACATCCTAAATGGGCGCATACTCGTTTAATTTTAGGAGGCATTATCTATTCCTTTGCTTGAGAATTAAGGAATAACGGGATGCCCATTTGATCGCTATTCATTTGGGCGATAAATCCCTCAATATCATTGATGTGATTTTTTTCCTCCTGTAGAATATGCCGAAATAATTCGCCGGTCATATAGTCCTGTAAATCTTCAACAATTGTAATCTTTGCGGTATAATCAGCGATTGCTTCCAACTCAGCGGCATAATCAAAGCTAAATATCTGTTGGACGGACGATCCGGTACTAATCATAGCAGTATTTTTAACATTAGGAGTTTCGTCGAATAAATAGAGTTGATCCATTAATTCTCCAGCGTGTTCCTCTTCTTGTTTGCGGCGTCCCTGAATATAAGATGCCAATTTCATGTATTTATTTTGTTCTGCCCATTTTTCATGAACGTAATATTGCCAAAATGCCGATTGTTCCTTTGATAGTAGGTAATTTAAGATATTAATTATTTGTGGATTGCTTTTCATTTCGATCATCCATTTCTTTGAGTATATTTTTTAGGCATTCTTTGCAAATATCGACCGTAATGGGCGATAGTGTTTTGATATGTGCAACAAGCCCCTTGTTATCGCATATGTCGCACTCAGAGCCATCATCGATAAATAATAATTTTGCCAATGGTTCTATCTTTAATCCCACCCTAACCTAATTTATTTGCCGAATAATTTTATTGCCACATTCCCCACACACCCAAACCCACGGCAATGGTTCTCCCTATTCGTCCCAGACCATAGGGGTTTTACAGATTAAACAACGTCCTCTCTTTTGTCTTAGACATTTACAATTAGAGTAAGGGAGATTTATTTCTTTGCCGCATTTAGTACAAATTTTCATCAAAAAGGCACCTCTGGTACTCTCTCTTTTAAAAAATCCCGCATGTCGCCGGGGTTAAACTCTTGCCACTTGCCAAACTTTTCTAAATCTTTCCAGAAAGGCGAGGTATCCACTCCAAGTATCTCCACCATTAACTCATTATTCACGATATCAAAAAACCGGCCAAATTCCTGCCGGGTTAAGGTGGTGGTAGTAAATTGCTTATCGATTTTAAAATCTTGTGGGTGTGTTGCTTTTAACCAGGCTTTTACGTCCTCATGTAGTGCGTCTATCGAAAAATGGCCGGATGATTGCAAATCACCACCAAAAGGATCGATACACCAAGTAAGATATAACCAATAAGTAGCGTTCTGTTTCAAGGACCGGGTTTTTTTAGCTGGATTAACGGTTATTTCTTGGCCAACCTTAAAGTTAACCTTTTCGCTAAAACGAATAAAGGCGGCTTGGTTGCCATCTTCCATTACTTCTATTTTGCCTTGCATTCTACCAGCCAATCTGCACATTGGATATTATAAACGTCTTTCTCTCTATCCCATAATGAGTAAATTAATAGCTTTCCTTTGCCGGGTATATCCTTAATATTAAAAACATGATCCGCACATTGGATTGTATAAAGATCCGGTTTTTCGACGGCTAGTTTTAAATCCTCTGTAGTTATTTTTGGATTTTGCTTTTTAATCATATTTATTCCCTTTCCCTATTTGGCCGGGGGTTAAGTTTTTGCGTGGGACCTTTAAAATATCTATTTACTATAGTACAGTACTATGATATAATTATCTTA